AAACCAAGAAGCTCAGTAAGCCTAAAACTAGGGCTATTAATGCGACGGGGTCAGTTACCTGGGATTGCCCGAGCATCCTGGGAGAGGATGGCCGCGGCGAGTGGGATCGTATGCTTGGTCGTTTACTGTTTACTGGCCGCCTGGATAATATCGAGCCGACCGCATTATTAACCTATTGCCGAGCGTTTGAAACCTGGACGCGTGCCGAGGCCTGGATTAACGAAAATGGCCTGGTCGCTATAACCCGTAATGATAAGGGAGAGGTAAAAGGGGTCGCCGCTGTGCCTCATGTAGCAATTTCGGCCAGGGCGGCGGCGCAGATGCGACAATTTTTAACCGACTGCGGATTAACGCCAGCATCGTCGGCCAAAATCGAAACCGTTAACCAGGAGGAGAGTATTGACGACAAGCGTAACCGACTCATTACCGCAATACTTAGCAAGCCTAACGCCTAAAGAGGCGGCCGCCTGGATAGCCGACGCGACGCCGGAACAACTGGCCGAGCTCGACGGGTACGCCGACGTTAAACCGGCGGACAATTACGCCAGGCATAAAGAACGTATGCGAACGCGTACCGCCCAGGCCTCGGCCAGCGGTCGCGATATTTCCCCATTACCGGCCGTCGCTAATAAACGACGACGTAATCAGGGTATTAAATCGTTTCGTAAGTTTGCCGATACTTATTTCCCGGAAACCTTTACCCTTGCCTGGTCGCCCGATCACCTTAAAGCAATCACCAAAATAGAAAAGGCCGTTTTATCGGGCGGGCTGTTTGCGCTCGCCATGCCGCGGGGCTCGGGTAAAACGACATTATGTGAAACCGCTTGTATATGGGCCGTCTTATCGGGGCATCGTAAATTTATTGTATTAATCGGAGCGAGCGAGGACGCGGCCGGGCAAATGCTCGACAGCATTAAACGCGAAATAGAGACTAACGAATTACTCGCCGCTGATTTCCCGGAGGTCACCTACCCTGTTTCTCGCCTGGGCGGAATTGTTAACCGGGCTAATGGGCAACTTTACCAGGGTAAGCGTACGTTTATAACCTGGACTGCGCGCGAGATAGTATTACCAACCATTACCGGTAGTGCGTCGAGTGGCTCGATTGTACGAACCGCGGGTATAACCGGCCGGGTACGCGGATTAAAGAGTAAAACGGCCGACGGCGAAGCGATACGGCCCGACCTGGTTATAGTGGACGACCCGCAAACCGACGAAAGCGCGAGAAGCCCGAGCCAGTGCCGTACCAGGGAGCAAGTATTAAGCGCAGCGATATTAAATTTATGTGGCCCAGGTAAAACGATGGCGGGCGTTATGCCATGCACGGTAATTAGGCCCGACGATATGGCCGACAATATACTCGACCGAGAAAAGCATCCACTATGGCAGGGCGAGCGTACGCGTTTAGTATACGCCTGGCCCGATAACGCGAAACTCTGGGCCGAGTATGGCGAAATTAGAGCCGAGGAAATGCGAGCCGACGGCGACGGATCGCAGGCGACGAAGTTTTACCAGGATAACCGCGAAGCAATGGACGAAGGGGCGGCGGTCGCGTGGCCCGAGCGTTATAACCCGAACGAATTAAGCGCAATACAACACGCCTATAATTTAAGGCTACGCGACGAGGCGGCGTTTTTTGCAGAGTACCAAAACGAGCCCGTACCCCTGGAGGAGGAGGCCGAATTATTAACGCCCGACGAGATAAGTAAAAAGATAAACGGATTAAAGCGTTACGAACTTACCCAGGACGTCGAGCGACTTACGGCGTTTGTCGACATACAAAAAAATATTCTGTTTTATTGTGTCGTCGCATGGTCGCCGACGTTTACCGGCTATGTCGTCGACTACGGGACTTACCCGGAGCAGAAGTTAAAATATTTCACGTTACGCGAGGTAACCAGGACGTTACAAAGAGCGAAACCAGGGGCAGGCCTCGAGGGCGCAATATTCGACGGCCTTGCGAAACTTAGCGATAAATTAATGGGTAAGGTCTATACCAGGGACGACGGGGCGGAGCTCGTAACCGATCTTATGTTAATTGATGCGAACTGGGGCGCAACGACCGACCTGGTACATACGTTTTGCCGACAAACTGACCACCGCGGTAAGATTATGCCAGCGCACGGCCGTTACGTCGGGGCGAGTAGTAAACCCTTCAGTGAGTACCGAAACATTAAAGGCGACCGGGCGGGTAAGAATTGGCGAATACCAGGCGTTAAGGGAAAACGGCAGGTACGACACGTTTTATTTGACTCGAATTATTGGAAGTCGTTTATCCATGGCCGATTATCCCAGGCTATCGGCGACCCTGGGGCGGTATCGTTTTGGAAGGCTCGGCCATCAACGCATCGAATGATTAGCGACCACATGCACGGCGAATATAGAGTACGAACGGAGGGCCGCGGCCGCGTGGTCGACGAATGGAAATTAAAACCGAATAAACCCGATAACCATTATTTCGATTGCCTGGCGGGGGCGGCCGTCGCCGCTTCAGTTATTGGGTGCGAGTTAATAGCAGTCGGAGCGAATAACACAAATAACCAGGGCGGTCGGAGACGCCCCAAAGCGACCGTTAAATTTTAGAAGGGGTATAAATCAATGGCTAAGAAAAAAACAGCAAAGCGCAAACTGGGACGCCCAAAAGGGTCTAAAAGCCGACCGCGTCCGGAGGTCGATAAAATAAAACCGCGTTGTACCGCCTGCGGCTCGAGTCGTCGAAGCGATTACCGTAATACCAAACGCAGCGAAATAAGCGGCGTTACGCCTGGCGGGGTCATATATACGGCGGTCGTTTGGCGTACTTGTACTTGCCTGGACTGCGGCCAGGTACGCGTCGAGCGCGAATTAATTTACGAGCCCAAAAAATAAAAGTCGGCAATTTCTTTTACGCCGACGGTCGCCGCGTTTGATCTTTGAAAATTAAACGTATGAGCACCAATTACACCAGGGCCGACGCGACAGCAAGCGCGCCCACACATGCCGAGCAAATGGTAACGAAACTCCGCGCCGAGATACTGGCGGGCGCTGGGGGCGTCGCGTCCACATCGGTCGACGGTACTAGCGTCTCGATTAACCGGGCTCAGTTACTCGAAGAATTAAAATACTGGCAAAAACAGGTCGCCCGCGAAAAGGGTACGCGGCCGATCATGGCGTCGGCGAAATTAGGTTAACCGCATGGCAACAAAACAAGGCCGGGCGGTATTAACGCCTAACGGTAAAAAGACAAACCTGGGGTATAGCGCGTCGGAATCGACAGACCAGCGGCGATTACCCTCGAGTCGGTTATATTCGAGCGATAATTTACTAAGTCCGATTAAGCGTAAGCGAATGATAGCTAACGCCAGGGACTTAAACCAAAATTTCGCGATAGCCGCCTGGGCTATCCGTCGCCATCTGGATTATACAAGCGCGTTTACATTCCAACCGCAAACCGGCGACGCAGAATTAAACGCGAGCCTCGCAAACCTTATGAGGTGGTACTCGAGGCCGCGAAACTGTGACGCCGCTGGCCGGCATAGCCTGAGTAATCTTATTCGCCTGGCAGAAATGCGCCGTACAATCGACGGCGACGTTTTCATGGTGAAACTTAGCGACGGCCGTTTGCAGGCGATAGAGGCCGACCGGGTGCGCGACCCTGACCGCATTACAAACAACGCCGATAAATGGGTGCAGGGGGTACGCGTAAATAAGGCGGGTCGGGCTTTATCTTATTCAGTTAGTAGGCGAAACGACGACGGCAGTTACAACACCGAGCGAAGCGTCCGCGCCGCCAATATGTTACAGCTCGGTTACTTTGATCGTTTTGACCAGGTACGCGGTATTACGCCATTAGCCCCGGCGATTAACAGTTTACGCGACTGTTACGAATCTTTCGATTATCAACTAGCAAAAAGTAAGATATCCGCCATGTTCGGCCTAGTGCTAACACGCGACGCGGTCGACGGGTGGGGCGACGTAAGCGGCGACGCGACCAACGGTTACGACATCAACTTATCAAACGGTAAGCCCGTTTTGCTCGATCTCGACCCAGGCGACAAAGCCGAATTTATCGAAAGCCAAAGCCCGAGCACTAATTTTCAAGAATTTACAAAGACGATGATTAGCGTCAGTCTTAAATCACTGGACATACCTTATTCGTTTTACGATGAGGGTTATACCAATTTTTTTGGTAGTCGTAGCGCGTTCATACATTACGACAAGTCGGTAAAGCAGAAACGCGAGCAATTAATCGACCTGCTCGATCAGATAACCGCCTGGCGAATTTCTTTATTTATCGCCGACGGCACATTGCAGTTACCACCAGGCACGACGGTTAATAACCTGCGCTGGGAATGGGTCGCGGCCGGTACGCCCTGGTGGAATCCGAGCCAAGAAATTAACGCCGACATCGCCGCAATTAACGCCGGCCTAAAAACCAGGGCGCAGGTAATCAGGGAGCATCAGGGCCGTGAGTTTACCGAGGTCATTAACCAACTAGCCGACGAAGAAGCGTACATTAAGGCCCAGCAGGTCGGCGTCGTATTACAACCGCCGCCGCCGTTGCCAGGGGAAACCCCGGAGCGAGTCGAAGGCGTAGAAGTCGAGGAAGAAGTCGAAGAATGAGCGAAGTTAAAAACGTACCCGAATCGGCATTTAAGTTAAAAGCCAGCAAAATAACATTTAACCAGGTCGAAGGCGAAGACGCCGAAACCTACGAAATTACAATGCTCGCCCGATCCTCCGGAGCGATTGAACACTGGTTCTGGGGCGACCAGGTCGTACACGATATGGCCGGTATGCAGGTCGGCGACAAAATACCGATCGACTTTAACCACGAGCCCGAGGTTATTGGCTACCTGGATAAATTCGAGCAGACCGCCGAGGGCCTACAGGTTACCGGTAAGCTCGTAAGTTTTCAGCCCGACGACCGGGCCGCCGAGATAGCATTTAAGGCTAAAAACGGGATACCCTGGCAGGCGTCTATAAATTTCGGGGGTGATGGTATCGAGGTCGAGCAAGTGGCCGAGGGAATTACAACGCAGGCAAACGGCCGCGAGTTTACAGGGCCGGCGACCGTTATAAGGTCGTGGCCTCTGCGGGGCGTTGCAGTTACACCGTACGGCGCGGACGCCGGGACAGAATCAACAGTATTAAACGACGACGGCGAGCACGCCGTTAAATTTTTTAACCAGGGAGACCAGGAAATGGCCGACACTACCGAAACAGTCGTCGACGAAAACCAGGCCGAAGAAGTCGCGGAAAACTGCGACGCCTGCGGCCAGGAAATAATCGCCAGCGACGAAAACCAGGAAGTCGAAACCGCCCAGGAATCCGACGAGCTCGAAAATAACGAGCCGGAAAACGACGACGAGCAGGCCGACCAGGTCGCCGACGAGGTGGCCGAAACCGACGCCCCCGCCGAGGTGGCAGAGGCGGCCGCGCTTAACCAGTCGACCGGTAAACGATTCGTTGAGCTATTCGGTAACCAGGGAGCGTTATGGTTTATCGACGGCAAAACAGAACAAGAATGTTTTGCTCTTCATACTCAGCAACTCGCCGAGCAGTTACACGCGTTAAAAGAAGAAAACGAAACCTTGCGTAATAACGTCGGGGTCGATCGCGGAGAAGACGCCCCGCTGGCGTTTAGTAACGCCGACGTACCGCAAACAGAATTAAACAATCGTATTAAGAATTACAAAGACAAAAACATGACCGATACGGCCGCGTTTTTTGCTGCGAGATTCGACAAATTAAACGACTAGCCCCGAAACAATTTTTTTAGAAGCGAGAAACAAAAATGGCAGATGCTTACATGAGCTCGGCGGATATCGTTAATTTCAACGAGTCCGACATATCAATTAATATTAGCGACGTATTACAAGACGCCCCAATGCTGGCCGCTTTAAGCGCCTTCAGTGTAGACGGCACAGTCCTAAAGTACATGAAAAAAACAGCCTCAGCGGCTACGGGATTTCGCGCCGCCAATGACGGCCGCGAAAATACCACTGGCACATATAGCCAGGTAACGGTAAACCTTTCGATCGCCGACGCGTCGTTTACAGTCGACCAGGCTATCGCCGACGGTTACAAAGGTGGCCGAAGTGCCCTTTTAGGTCTACAGGCCGCCGACCATATGGCGAGCCTAATGTCGACCATCGAAAAGGAAATTATCATCGGCGGCGGCGGGTCGGATGGTTTCGCGTCTTTGCAGGATGAGCATAACGCGTTATCCGAAGAAATGGTAATTGGAGCAGGCGGCACGACAGCCGATACCGGCTCTAGCGTTTACGCGATTCGTACCGGGATCAGCGATTTACAAGTTTGCTGGGGAATGGATGGCGTTATTAGTATGGGCGAAACTTCCGTCGTACCGACGGCGGGCTCGTCGACTGGGGATTTTCCAGGTTATTATACTCCGGTATCTGGCTGGGTCGGGTTGAAGTACGGCGGCGCTTATTCAAGTGGTCGACTTGCAAACCTAACCGAGGACTCTGGTAAAGGTTTAACCGACGATTTGATTAGTCAGTTATTGTCGAAATTCCCCGCCGGTCGCGGGCCGAATTTCTTGGCAATGAATCGTCGAAGCCTACAACAATTACAGGCCTCGAGAACCGCCACATCGCCAAGCGGGCGACCCGCTGATTTCCCCGGCGATTCGTTTGGCGTTCCGATTATTGTAACCGACTCGATTATTAATACCGAGGCGCTGGTTTCCTAAAGCAGGTATTACGGTAATGGCAAGCGACGCAATTAATACGGCGTTTACCTCGTTACAAAGCGCCGCGGGTATAGAAATTATCTATTCCCGCGGCGACCGTAACGTAACGGTAAAAGGCGTACCAGGCTCGACCGAATGGGCCGAGGCGACTGGGGCGGGTTACGTTGAAACCGCCCAGGCTCGCGACTTCCTGGTAAGAGTCGACGACCTAGTGCTCGGCGGTGAATCAATAACCCCGACGCGGGGCGATACCGTTACCGAAACTGTTGGAAACCGACAAATAACCTACCCGGTAAGCTCGCCAGGCGGCTCTCGCGTATTCAGTTACGCCGACCCGTACCGACGTATTTACCGAATACATACGACCGAAACCAAATAACATGCCCGACAGTGTTTTAACGGATATTGCCGACGACCTGGTTACCCATCTGGGGACGTTAAGTTTGTCGCAGACGTTTACAGCGTCGCGGGTATTTTTACCGGATTTCGAGCGAGAACAATTAACGAGTTACGAGGTAACGGTTTACCCGGCGAGCGAATCGCGGGGCGTTATTACCCGGGCGGCTATCGAGCACGTTTACGAATTAAACGTGGTGGTACGAGCGCCTGTTAACCCGGCGAGCGACCCGGATATTTCGGCCGCGTTGTATTTCGTCGAGCAACTCGTAACAGGAATTAAGGGCCAGGCCGCCAGCGGGGCGTCGTGGCTAACCAGCGAAAACGATCCCGTTTTCGACCTGGAAAGTTTACAACAACGCCACGAATTTTTAAGCGTTATAACCATCCAATATAAGAAAGTGATTTAATCATGGCACACGTTTTAGGCATGGACGCAAAGCTCTATTATAATACTGGGTCGTACGCGTCGCCGACCTGGACGTTAATAGATAACGTCCGCGATTTAACTCTCAACCTCGAGCGCGGCGATACCGATATTACGACGCGAGGCGGCGGCGGCTGGCGGCAATCGGTCGCGACCCTGGCCGACGGCTCGGTCGATTTCGGTATGGTCTGGGATAATACCGACACGGTATTTACCGCGATTAAAAACGCGTTTATTAACAATACCGTACTCGAGTTTCTAGTGCTCGACGGACTAGTCGCGACCACTGGATCGCAGGGCCTACGGGCGTCGATGGCGATTACTTCATTCAGTCGTAACGAAGGCCTCGAGGACGCGTTAACCGTCGACGTATCAGCCAAAACAGCGTACGCAGATAACGCGCCAAGCTGGCATACGGTATCGTAATCATTTTTTACAGAGGGGGATAAAATGCCAAGTTTTACCGATAACCAGGGGCGGGCCTGGCGGCTCGACCTAAATATTACCGCAATTAAACGCGTCAAGAGTTTAACCGAGGTGGATTTACTCGACGACGCGTACGGCGATACTCTCGTCGAGCTCGGCCAGGACGTTATAAAGTTGGTCGACTGTTTATACGCGATCGTTAAACCACAGGCCGACGCGTTAAGCGTAACGGATGAGGATTTCGGCGAGGCCCTGGCGGGCGACGTAATTAACGACGCGACGAATTCGTTTATTGCTTCCCTGGTGGAGTTTTTTCCTAGCGAAAAAAAACGCCAGGCGTTTCGAGCAATCTGGGAGAAAACCCAGGAGGCAGTCGAGACGGGCGAGGAGGAATTGATAAAGGTAATCGAATCGGAGGAAATGGCGAAAATGAACCAGGCGACGGTCGACAGAATGAAGGCGGAATTATGGCAGGTGGTAGGCGGCTCGACATCTGGCGAGAAGTTTACGAAATAGCTGGCGAGTTGAGGGTCGACCCTGGCGGCTTCACCTTGCACGAACTTTATACGATGTTGTGGGCTCATCGTCGAGCAATACGCGACGAGACGGCCCTGGTTATGACGGCGGTATTAAGCCCGTACCGAAAAAAGGCAGGTAAACAAATCGACCCGGCAGATTTTAACCCTTATCGGACAAAGGCCAAACGCGTCGACGAGTGGGTCGGTATCGAGGCGTTAAAAATGTTAATACCAGGAGGTGGCGACAGTGGGAGCTAATGCCGAACGAATGGCCGGCGGTAAGGGCGGCGTACGTTTTACCTGGGACGCCTTGCGTTTCGATTCTAACCAAATAAAAAAGAAGCTCGACAAAGCGCAGGTTAATTTTTTCCGGCATTTCGGCGCTACGGTACGAATGTTTGCCCGTCGGTCGATGCGAACGAAGGAAAAAAAGGTCGCGAGTAAAACCCTGGTACGTCGCGACGGTAAGCCCATGATGCAGTACCCCCGGAGCGAGCCAGGTAAACCGCCATTCGCGCACGATCGCGGGTTAAAAGACGGTATACGTTTCGCCTGGGATACGACCGAGCAAAACGTAATTATCGGCCCGCCGCCAGCGGGCGAACGTATCGCCCATTTACTCGAGCATGGCGGGTCGCAGAAAGTACGCGTTTTTTACGAGAAGACGCCGACCGGTAAAATACTCGCCGACTTTCGTAAAGTGCGGTCGGAAACTGTTAAATATTCGCCGCGGCCCTTCATGCAACCAGCATTTGCGGCCAATCTTACGCCGGAGCGTATCGCGTTTTTCCTGGATGGTAAGGGACTCGATAAGGCTTTCGAGCGATCATTAAAAAAGAAGGTTAAAAGGCTCGGTTAAATGGCGAATATAAAAGCAGGTAAAGCGTACGTCGAGTTAAGTTTACAAAATAATTTAACCGCGGGATTAAATAAAGCGGGGGCGAGTCTTAAACGATTCGGGGCTGGTGTCGGCGCGGCTGGTGGTAAGTTGGTCGGCCTGGGTACGGCAATACTCGCGCCCCTGGGGGCGGCGGTCGCAGTATTTGCCAAAATGGGCGACGAATTAAACAAAATGGCGGCCCGTACTGGCGTCGCGGTCGAGGCGTTAAGCGGGTTAAAGTTTGCGGCCGAGCAATCGGGTACAAGTTTACAAACGGTCGAAAAGGGAATCCTTAAAATGAACCAGGCCGTAATGAAGGCGGCCGACGGCGGTAAAACGATGACCGAGGCTTTCGGTAAGCTCGGTCTATCTGTTGATGATCTACAGGGCAAAACCCCCGACGAACAATTTAAGTTAATCGCGGATCGTTTACGCGCGATAGAAGACCCGGGGTTACGGGCCGCCTTAGCAATGCAGATATTCGGCAAGGCTGGCGCGGAAATGTTACCAATGATTATGCAGGGGTCGGCCGGTATCGACGCGTTAATTAAAAAAGCCGAGGAGCTCGGTATCGTAATGTCGACCGAGGACGCGAACGCGGCCGCCAAGTTTACCGATACATTACATGAATTAACCGCCATTATTAAAATGGCCGTCTTTAATATCGGTGCGAGTCTTGCGCCGTTATTAACTGAGCTCGTGGGGTCATTTACTAGCGCAGCAAGCCAGGCGGCGGCCTGGTTAAATCAAAATCGCGGCCTGGTGGTGTCTATCGCGAAACTTGGCGCGGTATTAGTCGGCGGGGGTATTGCATTAATAGCCCTGGGTAAAGCTATTACTGTGGTCGGGTTTGCATTAAGTGCAATGGGTACGGTACTCGGTGCAGTTATCGGGTTATTTACGTTTTTACTGTCACCTATTGGCGTGGTGATCGGTGCGACAGTGGCAGCGGCCCAGGCTTTCGGCATATTTGACCAGGCGGGCGAGATTATGCGAAACAACGCCGCCGGGTATTTCGGCGATCTTAGAGACATTGCAGGCACGACCCTCGACGGCGTCCGCGACGCATTAGCGGCGGGCGACTGGAAACTCGCCGCCCAGGTGGGTTGGGCAGGCATTAAAGCGGCCTGGTTACGCGGTACGCGAGCATTACGCGAGGCCTGGATCGGGTTTAAGTTTGGCGTAATGAATATTGCCGGGCAGATGTGGGACGGCATGAGAAAAGGTTGGACGCGTTTAACAAGTTGGACGAAAAAAGCGTGGTTAAAGATTAAAGGCTGGTGGACGGAGACCGACACCAGCGGCCAGCAAGCGGCAATCGACCAGGCCCAAGCGGCTTACGAGAATAAACTCGACGAGGAACGCCGCTCGGCCCTGGACGCGAATAACGCGGAGGCCGCGGCCGAGCTTCAGGCAATCCAGGACGAAGAAAACAAGGCCCGCGAAGCGTTAAACAAATCTCGCGAAGACGCCCGACGTAAACGCGAACAATACGAGGCCGAGCAGGCCGACCTTGAAGCGCCCGACATAGACGTACCCGAAATGGACGTACCCGAAATGGCCGAATTTGCTGGAGCTATGGGTAAAATTACCGGGGCTTTATCGAGTGCGGCGGCGACTCGCCTGGCGGGCGATCTTAAAGCGCCGGTTAATAATGTCGAGGAGCGTAACGCCGAAGCGAACGAACGAACCGCCGACGGAATCGCCAAGTTAATTAAGTTAAACGAACAAAACGCCCTAAATTTCGCATAGGTTAAAAAATGGCAACCATTAACGAAATAATCGCCTCGGGCTCGGGTAAGCTCGACACGAAAACCGGAGAGTACGAAAAAAAGTACGCGATTACCGGGACGGCTAACGACATCGTCGTAAGGGCGTTGGTTTTAGCGGCGAGCCCGCCGAAATACTTAAATCTTCCCAGGGCGTCGGTAAGTTTCTCGCCGAAGGATCATAACGTATGGGAAGCGACGGTTACCTATTCCAAACTCGAATACGACCGCGAACAACCGCAATACAATTTTAATACGACCGGGGCAACAACGCATATAAGCCACGCATTAGATACGCCTGGCTCGTTTGAGTGCGTGCCAGGCCTCGGTACTCCGGATTTTAAGGACGCGATAAACGTAACGAAAGACGACATTAAGGGTATCGACGTAGTCGTGCCGACGTTGACGTTTAGCGAAACCCATAAGTTTTTCCCGCAACTAATCACGACGGCCTTTATTAGGTCGCTCATGCAGAACACCGGTAAAACGAATAGTAAATCATTTCGGCTATTCCAGCCCGGCGAGGTTTTATTTACCGGGTGCTCGGGACAATACGCCGACGATCGGGTGGCGATTACTTACAACTTTACTTGTAGCGAAAACTTAACCAATCTCGACATCGCCGGCGCGGTAGTTAGTAGTAAAAAGGGCCACGACTATATGTGGGTTTACTACGAAGACCAGGAGGAGGACTATCTCGAGGAGGTAATTAAAGGGCCGCGGGCGGTTTACGTTAATAGAATTTATGAGGAGGTCGATTTCGCCGAGCTCGGATTGCCGATATTCCCGCCTGATAAACGCCGCCAAAATCCGCCCGACGTTAACCCGAACGCCGGAGGAGAGTAAATGAACGAAATACCCCCTGTTAAAGCTGGCGAGCCGGTACAAATTAAAGCCGAGACGTTTAACCGTTTTATCGGCGCGGCGAATGACTGGTATAAACGCGCGGGTAACAGTGTCGGAGGGAGCGAGTTATCGAGCGTGTTTAATGGCGTTGTAATTGTCGCCAAAAATACTGGGACTTCGGACATTACGCCATTTAAGCCCGTGGCGATTACTGGCCCGCTGGCAGACCCGTCTATTAACGATCTTAACGCCCGGAAGTTTAAGACGCGGCAAGCGGTAAAGTGCGAAGCGTTAACCGAAACGACGCCCGGGCCGGTCGCCATTACTTACGATAAAATTACCGCGGGCCGCGTTGGTCGTATTGTGGTAAGCGGTGTAACATTTGCCCAGGTCGATTTACAAACCATTTACGACGACGTCGCGATCGCGAGCAGTACGGCCGGCCAGTTTAAGGGCGCGACGCATGGAGTATCCGGGGCGAGGATTTTAACGCGTCCGCCTGGGGATAAGCTCGGCCTTCAGTGGTGTATCGTTGAAGTCGGCGAAATGCGAGCGCGTTACGCGAGCGTTTACCGCGTGCAGTTAGCCGCCGACCTATTAGCGACCGACGCGTCGGTTAGCGTCGATGCGTTTGTCGCCTATAACGGGCTTAAATTACCCAATTACACCGGTAGCCATACAGAAACAGCTTTTAACCCCTTCAGTTTATCCGGCTCGGATAACGCGGCGGCCCTTATTCAGTGGTCGCACGATGAACAAAGGTGGGAAATAACAATGGTAGGATGCGTGTAAATGGCGAATTGTTGCCCCTGCGGCGACCCCTGCGGGTTAGCCGCCGATGATTTCGACCGGGCCGACCTGGGGGATAACTGGGATCAGCGGAGCGGCGCGTGGTCGATTAGCGGTAACAAGTTAACAACGAGCGATTCGTCTGGGTCAGTTATCTACCAGGCCGCCGAAGCGCCTACGGCCAGCATGACCGTAACGGCCGAAGTAGAGTTAAATACCGATGGCGACCAGGTACGCGGTATAGTCGCCTGGACGGACGACGATAATTACTTATTTGGTGAACTTACGCGGAATAACTGCGGGGCTTGTACCGGCGATTGTTCGACCCTGGCGTTATACCAGGTAACCGGCGGTACGGCGACCGAAATAAGAGCACCGATTGAGATAGGGGTTATCGACTGGTCTGGGAGCGTAAAATTTACGGTTTGCTATTACGCCGACCAATACCCGGCCGGGGGTGTTGGGGTTTTAACCGCGACTGCGGGCGGTAAAACGGTTTATAAATACGACGTTACGGCCAGCGGAACGTATGGCGGCCTGGGCACGGGTACAAATAGCGGCGGGGCGACTTTCGACGGTTTTAGGTGGAGTAATTCGCAGGAATATAACCCGAGTTGCCCGGAATGTTATCAGAAATGTTTACAGACGTCGCGGTTTTATAATTTAGATTCGACGAGTTACAACGAGTGTGATTTTACAGCCACTGGCTCGCCGGTGTGGTCGAATGTTACCGGCAAGGGTGATTTATTGCAGTTTACCGCGGCCGGGTGTGTCGAGCCTGTTGTGTTACCGCTCGACGATACAAAGGCGAAGGCCGTCGCTAGTTTTTACCGGCCGACTGGCGAGACGGTTACGCTAACGCTTGGAGATTACGAGCTCGCGGTCGCGTTCCCGGCAAGCGGGTCGAGCGCAACGGTAACCGTTGACGGCGTAAGCGCGTCGATTACGATTACCGCGCACGGAATTTATACGCTTAAATTTTGCGCCGACGGCGATTATCTTGTCGCCACCGTGGAATATAGCGCTATCACACTCTTTACGAGGATCATAACGCTATGACGACCGTAAAGGTTTGCACGACCGGAAACACGGATTTTACAGATTTCAAGGTGAGTAACCACAACCCCGGGTGCGAGTGTTTGGTCGGTTCGAGTTTAACGCCGTGCTTTGCCTGTTTGGGCAACGAATACCCGCGTTATTACCGCGTCACTTTAGCGGGATTCAGTAACTCGGCCTGTGATCAATGTGGAGATTGGAACGGGACGTATATTTTAGAAGTCCCGACCGGGGCGGCGTTAAGTGGCCGCTGTGGCGTTTCATTTACTTTAGACTGCGACGGGGTTTGGAAGAATCACAACAGGGTAACCGTTCAGATGATCGAGGGGACGCGTTTAAGTAATATGTTGAATATGTGGGGCGACA